TGGTGGAAGGCTACAGTCACCTCTCCAAAATTCAACTGCGCAATGTGATCAAGTTTTGCGAAGCTGTGGTCAACGACTGCGGTGCCTATGTGCAGATCAAGAAAGTGGAACGCAAGCCTCGCAAAGTAAAGGCAGTGCCGCCAGAAAAACGTGCGGCCAAGTTCAAGATGCAGGCAGAGTTTGCAGAACTCAAACTCAAGAGTTTGCCAGCCGCAAGTCTTGTGGACAAAACAGAAGCCTGGTTGTATGACAGCAAAAAACGCAAGCTCATCCACCTTGTGGCAGACAGCCACACACAAGCATTCACAATCAAAAACAACTCAATCATTGGGTATTCAACTGTGGATACCATGCAAAAAACTCTGCGCAAACCAGCAGAACAGTTGAAGGGTATTACAGGTGCTGGCAAGCCGGCAGCTCGCAAAGTGTTCAAGGATATCAACACCACAGAAACTGCATGGAATGCCCGTGGCACAGAGAACTTGATCATACTCAAGAGTTGGTAAGTATAGGATGAAATATCAATTTGGCAACAAAGTTGAATTTTACATTACTAATGTTTGCAATCTAACCTGCGACAACTGTAACAGATTTAACAATTTCAACTTCAAAGGTTTCCAGCGTTGGTCGGACTATGCCGAAACATACCAACGCTGGGCTGACTTCATTGAGCTACAAAGCATTGTGCTCATGGGCGGAGAGCCATTATTAAATCCCACGGTGAAAGAATGGATTGCTGGCCTTGCTGACACATTCAACTGTGATGTGCAGATACTGACCAACGGATTGCAGTTGAACCGAGTGCCTGGTCTGTATGATGTAGTACGGGACTATGCCACTCGTCCTAAAAACTTTGTGCATCTACAGGTTAGCCTGCACAATATGAATCATTTTGATCATCTCCGACAACAGATAGCAGAGTTTTTGCAGGGCCCTATTAAAGAATGGGGCACTTATCTTGGTCGCGATGCGCCACCGTTTCATCGTAACTACCAGGCTTTTTACACAGCACAAGATGTCAATGACGTGCAGATAAACATGCATGTGGACAACAATTTTTATACTGCGGCGGTGCAACTGGGCGAGAATGGCCAATATCAGGTACACAATTCAGACGCAGTAGAAGCCCATGCTCAATGTGGTTTTGTGAAATACAAAAGTTATCACTTCATTGAGGGCAAAATCTACAAGTGCGGTCCCGTGGCACTGCTGCCGCAGTTTGATCGCCAAATAGGGCTAGAACTCACAGATGCGCAACGCACATTGATGAACAGTTATCAACCATTTACAATAGAGCAAATTGAACAACAAGGGTCTGAGATCTTACGCACCATCGATGGGGGTATACCACAGTGCGAATTCTGCCCAGTACACAGTACAAATCGCACTATTTGGCCAGAAAAAAAGTCAGGTAGTTCCATAAATATTATATCATGGCCGAACAACAAGATACTCTAAGCGAACTCAAACAAAATCTCATTGAGTATGTAAAACTTCAACTGGGCAGCCAAATCATTGATTTGGAACTAGATCCAGCACACTACGAAGCCGCATATACAAAAACACTTGGCACATATCGTCAACGAGCACAAAATGCCTATGAGGAAAGTTACAGTTTTTTCGACCTAGTCAAAGATGAAAACATCTATACCTTGCCGCAAGAAGTTGTGAGTGTGCGACAGTGTTTCCGTAGAACGTTTGGTGACTCAACTGGACCGTTTGCTTCAAATTTTGATCCGTTCGCACAGGCATCGATGAATGTTTACCTGATGAACTTTAACGTGGCTGGTGGTCTTGCTACCTATGACTTTTACAGTCAGTATGTTGAATTGGCAGGTAGAATGTTTGGAGCCTATTTCAATTACACATATAATCCTGTAACAAAGAAATTGCAGTTGATCCGTGATCCCAAAAGCACCGGTGAATCTGTGCTTATTTGGACATACAATTTAAAACCTGAAATCAATCTCTTGAGTGACTTCCAAATATCACAATGGATTCGTGACTACATGGTAGCCAACTGCAAAATGATCATTGGTGAAGCCCGTGAAAAGTTTGGCACCATAGCTGGTCCACAGGGTGGCGGTACCTTAAATGGCACTGCCATGAAAGCCGAAGCGCAAACTCAAATGGATGGTTTGCTTGAGCAACTCAAAATGTACATAGATGGCAGTCAGCCGTTGACCTGGGTAATTGGTTAATACAGCATAGACACACAGTCATAAATCTGTTATAATCATCAAATGGACCTGATGATTGATCTTGAGGGCTTGGGAACAGGCCCCGACACTACTATTCTTACTATCGCCGCCCAGGCATTTGATCCGTTTGGCAAAGGCCACTACGAGCAATCATACTATGCCAGGGTCTCACTAGAAAGCCAGGAAACCCGTAGCATACAACAGGGCACCATAGAATGGTGGGCCACACAACCTGCTGTGGTGCGTGACGAAGCATTTGCAGAAGAAGATCGCATACCACTAGATCAAGCACTAGATGGATTAGGAAAACTAATTTGGCATGCCAAGCGTGTGTGGGCACAAGGTCCAACATACGACATGAACATCCTGGAGCATGCCTACAAGAGCTACAACAAACCCTTGCCTTGGCAGTACTACATGGTACGCGACAGCCGCACAGTGTTCAGTTTATGGCCCGAACAACCCATGCCTCCTACCACACACCATGCATTAGAAGATTGCCGCAGACAAATTGGCATGCTACAAAACACACTTAAATACCTCAACGTTCGGGAGTTAAAATGATTATTGGCATCTGTGGATTCATTGGGTCAGGCAAAGACACCATTGCCGACTATCTAGTAAATTTGCACCACTTTCGCAGAGAAAGTTTTGCAAGCACCTTAAAAGATGCTGTGGCACAAGTGTTTGGTTGGGATAGAACCATGCTAGAAGGACGCACAAAACAAGCTAGAGAATGGCGTGAGCGTGTGGATCCATGGTGGGCAGAACGCCTGGGCATGCCCACACTAACACCGCGTTGGATACTGCAATACTGGGGCACAGAAGTGTGCAGAGCTGGATTCCATGATGATATCTGGATTGCCAGCTTGGAAAACAAACTGCGTCATAGCCAAGATGATGTTGTGATTTCAGACTGTAGATTCCCCAACGAAATTCTAGCCATTAAAAACACTGGAGGGCGTGTGGTGCGTGTGGTGCGTGGACCCGAACCTGCCTGGTATAGTTCGGCTGTGAGTGTCAATCTTGGCGCCAACGGCAATTCAACTTGGGCGTTGAGTCAACGCAAGTTAGAGAAACTGAGAATTCATGCGTCAGAAACTGCTTGGGTAGGAACTGATTTTGATGCTGTGCTAGATAACAACGGCACTCTGGATGACCTGTATCAGCAGGTCAAGAGTCTGGCTCAAGATCGCCCTGTCGCCATGCAAGATCGCTCTTAGACAGCTCTACTTCGCAGTTTCTGCAAACTGACTTGAGATTCTTAAGTACGGCATTGTTTAAGTTACCGTCTATATGATACACAAAGATTTGTGCTGCATATTTGGCTTTGAATCCACAGCGATCACAACTCATTTTTTTCTTATAGCCTGCCGACTTCCACCGCGGCTCTCTAGGTTTTAACCCACGCCCCTTCCTAGCACAAGTCTCACATCTTGATCGATAGTGTGTGACGTCTTCACGCTTGTAGTTTACAGCACAAGGACGCTGGTGGCAGGCTTGACAAATGGGTCTCATACGGTATTTAGCGGCCCGGACCTTTGACAAAGGTACTCAAAACGGCTGTTTTTTCCAAGGTCTCTATAAATATTAGAACTTGAAAAGGATTCAACCATGGCTCTCATATCACCCGGCGTACAAGTAACAGTCATTGACGAAAGTCAATATATTCCATCAGCAGTCAACACAGTACCATACTTCTTGATTGCCACAGCGCAGAACAAAGTTTCTGGCACTGGCGTTGGGGTAGCAGCTGGCACCACAGCGGCTAACGCAAACAAAACATATTTAATCACCAGTCAACGTGATTTGACAGCTACATTTGGTGTGCCATTCTTCTATAACACAACCACTGGTACTCCAATTAATGGTTACGAACTGAACGAATACGGTTTATTGGCTGCTTACAGTTCGTTGGGTATTTCAAATCGCGCTTATATTCAGCGTGTTGACATTGATTTGACCGAACTCACAGCCAGTTTATCTCGTCCCACAGGCACTCCAGCTGATGGCACTTATTGGTTAGATACTTCTACTTCTGTGTGGGGAATCCAAGAATGGAATCAAAGCACCAACACATTCACAGTAGCAACTCCTATAGTAATTACTAACAGTGATGATATCACAACAAGCACCAGTGGAGTAACTGGGTTTGACATTTATACTCCCAATACCACTGTTGGTAGTATTGGAGATTATGCTGTGGTGGCATATGGTGACGATAATAGTTATGATTTAAAGAACGTTGTTTGGTACAAAAATGACAGCAACCAATGGGTTACAGTTGGTAGCGAGGAATGGCAAGAATCTTGGCCCACAATCCAAGGTTCTGTAACCAATCCCACACTCACAGCAGGACAAAGCATTTTTATTA